TCATGGTCAGGCATTAAAATTTCCTAGAAATAATTATCAAGTAGATGATGTTGAATTAGCTTGCACAGCCATTCCAAATAATATTAAGTATGCACAATACGAATTATCTAGAGCTTTAGCAAATGATACTGATGCTATGACAGGCAATACAGGAACAGATGGTAACTTCTCAGAAGTAAAGCTAGGAGATATAGAAGTTAAGTACAATACTGATAGTCAGGGTACTGGTTCTGTTAATAATATTATGGATGTATATCCTTGGTTACAAAGTTACCTTGGAGCATATATGCTAGGTGGAGCAGGTAGTTTTCAAATGAGGGTAGTTAGAGGATAATGGCAGGTCAACTAGATACAGTACTAAAAAATGTTGCCAAGCAAGTTGTGTCTCAACTTGGGAACGCATTAGACTCATCAATTATTTATACTCGAAAGGGTCTATCTAGCTATAACAAAGAAACAGGTGAGTATATAACAGTAGATACAAACTATACAATTAAAGTGCCTGTCGAGTTTGTGCAGTCTACTGAAGAATCTGGTTTTCAGGAGAATGTTGCAAGGCTATACATAACTCCAGATTTGATAGGTGACAATCAACCCCTACTACAAGACGAAATAACCCTTACATTCTCTGGATCGACAAGAGGCGCTAAAATAACGAGTATTCGGACACTAAAAGGAGGACAGGAATACCTGTTCCGTATTGATGTAATCTTCTAATGACTTTAGTAAACGCAAGGGCAGCATTTGAAACAGCAATTCTAGATGCAGTTCAAGATTCAGATCCAACTGTTACTGTAGTTTTTGATAACACTCCCTTTACTACTCCAGGTAAGAATAAAAAATATGTGATGGTAAATATAAACTTTAATCAATCTACTACTCAACCTCAAGGTGCAGCCCAGACATATTATTCAGGAATTATAAGGTGCGGAATAATGACACCACCCAATAGAGGCAGTGCAGTAGCTTCTGAAATAGCTGAATTTGTTATAACTGGTTTAACTTCAGTAAACGCATCTGGTTACACAGACACTTTTTCAGTATCTCCGAGAGTTGGTGAAATAGAAGGACCAACAGCTATAACTACAGATAGAGACACTCATTTTTTAAGTGTCATAAACTGCAATTTTTCTGCTAATGGTTAAAGATATAAGACAGTTACCTAAAGATTTTAGAAAACTTGTAACTGAAGCAAGAGCCGAAGCTGCTGCTGAAATACAAGAATCATTAATGAATCGAAGTCCTTTTTGGACGGGAACTTTTGCAGAATCCTGGATTGTAAGTAAAACTGAAGTACAGGCAACCAGACCTAGACAGGGAGAATTTGATCCGAGTCAAGATGATACACCTCCAAGGTTAGCTAGTAGTATATTCAGAGATACAAGTCAAAAAAGTGAAAAAGTATATCAAGCATTAACAAGTCCTGTATTTATAGGTAACGAAGCGGATTATGCTGCCTTTGTGATTAATAAAGCAAAACTAAAAGGCGAAGGAATAAAGTACGAAGCACTATTTAAAAAAGGAGCTAGAACAACTCCAAGGCCAAATGTTCCTAATTGGTATGATGTTTATACACAAAGTAAGGAAATATTTAAAGATATTGATAAAGGGTTCTTAGCATTAAATAAAGGTTTCACAACTAAAACAACTAAGCCAGCAGGAACATACTAAGCTATACTACAAGAGTAGATACAATTTTTTATGCCAACAGTAAGAGCAATCGACAAACTAAAGCAAGCCTTCAGTGTCGAAGAACGTAGTAGCTACTCCATTTTTAAGGGAGAACAACTGATTTTAAAGATCTTTTGGTCGCCTCTTACAATAGCTGATAGAGACACCATAAACAGTACACTAATAGCTATGAATAAAGGTCAAGAAGAAGGAAGTCTTGACTTTGCACTTCAAGTTATTGTTACAAAAGCTGAAGATGAATCAGGTGCAAAACTATTCTCAGCAGCAGATTTACCTTCATTAAGAAGAGAAATACCTCTTGCAGTTCTGTTAGACATCATGGGTAAAATGCAAAGTTTGGGCGAGGAGGCAAGCCCCGATGCCGTAAAAAGCACAACTTAAAGACGATAATTTCTTATATACACAGTTCTTCATAGCTGAAAAATTAGGATATACCCACAGAGAAATACGAGAAAGGATGTCAACCGAAGAAATAATTGCTTGGAACGCTTACTTTACTATTAAATCTGAAAGAGAAGAACAAGCATACGAAAAAGCAAGAAAACAAGCCCAGACTCGTAAGGTACGCTAATATAGAATTATTTAGTATAAATAGTCGTGGCTGCTAATTACAAAGTAAATATAGAACTAGATACCAAGAAGTTAGACAAGCAGCTAAAACAACTAGGTGTAAAGGTAGATAAAGTTGGAAAAGTAAAGCAAAGTCAATCTAAAAAGACAATAGCTAATGGTGATAAAGAAATAAAACAAGAGCTACAAAAAATAAGGCTAAAAAATGAGTCTCTTGGTATAGAAACTCAGGCAAAGAAAATAAGATCAAAAATATTAGATATAAATAAGGTAGAAAATAATATAGAACAAGCCTCACTTAAGGCATCTCAGGGAGAATTTGATTTAGCTAAAAAAGGTAATTTACTGGCAAAACAGGCTGTACTTGAGACTAAAAAGGAATTAGCTGCTGAAAAGAAAGTAACAGCCGAAAAAGTAAAACAAGTAAACTTACAATCTGCTGGAATGAACCTTATCAGAATGTCTGGTAGGGCAGGAAAATTAGGGGGTAGATCAGCAGCAGTAATAGATCAACAGACAGCACTTAGACAACCCAAAGGTCTACCTAGTGCTTCCATGCTAAACGCAGAAGCTAGGGGAATCGAAAGATTAATACCTGCAAGAATAACTGATGCTGGTTCTTTTAAAGGAGAAGGATTTACCGCAACATCAGCTAAAAAAGCTGCTCAATTCGAGGAAAGGATAAACAACGCTAGAAAGCGAGGTGTAGAAAACAATAAAAAATTAATTGGATCGGAAGTATTACGAAATAAACAAACAATAAAAAATATCAAGTTCACAGAACAACAAGCTGGTGCAGAAGCTAGAAGATTAAACCAAGCATTACGAAATCCTCTTGGACCTAGTTCTCCACTTAATTTTAGAGGAGGTCAACTATTACCCGGACCAGCAGGGGGAGGAAGAGGTGGTGGTCTTACAAGTGCATTAATAAGTGGTGCGTTTCCTCTACTATTCGGTCAAGGTCCATTAGCTGCTGCTGGTGGTTTTACTGGTGGTTTAGTCGGAGATAAGTTAGGTGGACAGATGGGAGGCTTTGCAGGAGGTCTAATTGGAACAGCAGTTATAACAGGTATTCAAGGATTTACAACTTCAGTAGGAAAATTAGGGTCAGCTTTAAATGATGCAACTAAAGATATAACGGCAGTATCAGAAGCATTAGGAATTACTGGAACAGAATTTGAAAAAAATCTAAAAACTTTAGAAAAATTAGGCGGAGAAGAAGCAGCATTTGAAGCAGCTAGAAAAAGAATGATTAGTTTGGTCGGTCAGGACGGAGTGGCTGCCCTACAAAACTTCGGTAAAGGAACTACAGAATTAGCAAATCAATTTACAATAGCGATGACTCAAATGAGAGCATCATTCGCATCGTTTTTACAAGGTGCTGGAGCAGGAAGATTTTTACTAAATAGAATGACAGCAGCTAACTTACAAAGACAGGCACAAACATCTACTGACCCTGGAGTTGTAGAAGCTAAACGCTTAGTAGAGGCTTTACAAAAAGGATTTTTTACTACAAGTGACGAAGATGCACGAATAAGACAGGCTAATCCAGGTGTGACTATAGATCAGGCTAAAAAAAGAGTAGAAGAAGCACAAAAACTAGCAAATAAAAAAGAAGAACAAGCTGCTGTAGACAAACTTATAGGGGATATGCAAACACAGAGAGTTGCAAACATATCAAATGAAATAGCATTACTAGAAAAAAGTTTTGGAATGACAACAGATGAGTTTGAAATAGAAAAACAAATAATGCAATTAAAAGAAGATGGAGAATTAAAAGATGAAAATGAAATTCGTAACAAACTTAAGAAACTACAGGATCTACAAAAAGAAAGACAACTAGCGGAAGAAACAGCAGCAGCATTTGAAAGAATGTCTCAAACAATAGCTACTGACCTATCAGATGGAATAAAAGGAATGATTCGGGGAACTTCCACACTAAGCGATATGCTTAACAATGTTTTAAATAAACTTATAGATGCAGCATTTAACATGGCATTTTTCGGAAACCTACAGGGAACATTAGGAGGAGGTGGTTTACTCGGTGGCTTGTTTAGGGCAAATGGAGGACCAGTAAAAGGAGGTAATTCTTATATTGTGGGGGAACGTGGTCCAGAAATGTTTACACCTGGAGTTAGCGGATCAATAACACCTAATCATCAGTTGGGAGGTTCTACAAACGTAGTAGTAAACGTAGATGCTTCTGGTTCTTCTGTTGAAGGTGATGAAGATAGAGGTAGAGAGCTTGGTCGTCTTATATCTGTAGCAGTACAATCTGAATTAGTACAGCAAAAAAGACCTGGAGGTTTACTTGCATAATGGCTACTTTTCCTTCAATAACTCCTACTTATGGAGTACAAAAAAGATCCGCACCAAAAACTAGAACTGTTCGTTTTGCTGATGGTTATGAACATAGAATATTATTTGGATTAGCAGAACATCAAAATCCTAAAGTTTATAGTCTTACTTTTGAAGTATCAGAAACAGATTCCGATACCATAGAAACATTTTTAGATGCAAGAGCAAATGATAGTGCCAGCTTTACTTTTACCCCACCAGGAGAAGGTTTTACAAAAACAGGTACTTATTCACAAAATGGGCATACAGTTACTATAACGATTACAAATCATGGCTTAGCTATTGGTGATGTGGTAACTATTGATTACACTACAGGACCTGCAACAGATGGAGATTTTGCGATAGCAACTGCGGTAGATCAAAATACATTTACAGTAACAGCAGCTGATTCTGCGATAAGAAGTGGTAATGTTTCAGTTACTTTATCTGGTGCTGGTCAATATGTTTGCGAAGCATGGAACAAATCTATTCCCTATTTAAATAGAGCAACGATACAAGCCACATTTAGGGAGGTATTTGAACCATGAGTACTGCTCCTGTTTTTAGTGAAGTTCAAAAAATAAATCCTTCTGCAATTATTGAACTATTTACATTACAGTTAGACAACTCTTTACATGGTGCGACTACAACTTATAGATTTCATTCGGGATCTAACCTTAATGCAAATGGTGAAATAGTCTGGGCTGGTAATGCTTATCAAAGATTTCCAATAGAAGCGAATGGTTTTGCATATCAACGTGGTCAAATTCCCAGACCAAAACTTGTTGTAAGTAACGCATTAGGCACAATATCTGCAATACTTTTAACTGTTAACCAGACAACAACTGGTAATGATTTAACAGGAGCTACTGTTACTAGAATAAGAACAATGGCAAGATTTTTAGATGCTGTTAATTTTCCAGGAAGTTCTAATCCATTAGGAACACCAGATCCTACAGCAGAATTTAAACGTCAAATATAT